AATGACTCTTTTAACTTTGTCATCAATTCTAACCATCTCAAGAGTATATCTATTATTATCTAGATGCTCCTGTTGCCACTTCAACTCCAAGGACCATTTTTGTTTGTACAGGTCTTGTATCATGGATAACCTCCTCAAAAGTTATTCTATTTAATCCCGGATGAAAACTATCTCCGAGATTTTCCCAAATTATACTTTTTTCTCCTAGCTTGTCAAGTATTATTTTTTCAATACTTTCAGGAGTATCTAACTCATGCTCTATTTCAAATTTTGCATGATGGTTGTAGGCCCAGATATTAATTTGAGTTTTTTTCATATTATTACTTTCTTATTAAAATGTGGCCGAACTATGTCCGGCCACAAAAGTTTTATTGATTACGCACCCTCACAACCAAAGATACCTCTAGGGTCTGATACACCAAACGCGTATCTTTCTCTAGCTTTGTATCTAACGTTGCCAGTGTCAAAATCACCTTCCATTGCAGTAGTTAGAGGCGCTCTATTGAAATATTTCATTCCATTAGGCACGTCAGTCATAATGTACCATGAATCAGAATCAGTTAGGTAATTATTCACTCTGTATCCTTGAGGAATCATACCCATTGATGCGATTGCATTGATGTCATTATCAGCTGTTCCAGTTCTACCTGCAGACTTCATCAGTCTTTCAGCGTTGAATTGGTTCTCTGAAGGAATGATCATTTTCACTCCTCTTGCTGCAACTTTAAGACCTCTTTCATCAGTCATTTGACCTATATCGATCAATGCTTGCTCTAATGAAGTTTCGTTAAGATCCGCCTGAGTAGTTAATGTGTTTTTAAACACACCAGCTATTGTAGGGTGTTGAGTGTTAAACAAAGAAACGCCATCACCTGATTTAAAAGTGTTAGTTGACGGTAATCCGTTGATTAAAGGCTCAACAGATTTAACTTGCTTAGCGTTACTCATAGATCTTGCTAAAGCTTTTGTATATCTAGACGCTAGTCTGTCATACAAATTATCCTCAATCGCTTCTTCAGTGATTGCGAAAGCTAAAGCTACAGTCTCCATAGTGTACCTTGCAGTGAAAGTCTCTTGTGCATCGTCGAACGATATACCTTGACCTTCAGCTTTTGTTTGTGCGTTAGCGAAACCAGATAACATTACTTCCTCTTCGAAAGCTCTGTCAGATGATTCCTCGTTATAAATTTCAGTATGCTGATTTTCATAACGTTTATATTCAAGTCCGAATAGTGCATTCAAACCTGGTTCTAGTTCTTTAACTAGCTGTGCTCTTGATATTGCCATGTTTTTATACTCCTATTACGCCCAAGTTACTGCACCAGTAAAGTATTGATTAAGATTGTGAGCAACTACAACGCTTCTAAAAGCTGCGCTGACATCGTTAGATGGGTCCTCTGCTGATCTTACTAATCTCCATTGGTTGTTAGTAATGTGGCTTGTACTTATTGTTAATGTTGAACTTGATTGTCCAGATATTTCACTTCCTGCTGCAGTTACAGTCAGACCTACAGTTTTACCGTAGATTGCTTGTGCTGCCGCCGCATCAGTTGCCCCAATGAAAAGTTGATTAGGGTTATCTAGAACAAACGCCGTTATGTCTTCACTATTTGCAGGTGTAATGGGCTGATTGTAAAAATTCGCCCAAGTAGGTTTTTGTGTTGTAGCGGCATTATAAAAAATACCATTTAACACACCTATGCAAGTGTTTGTGATAGCTGCTTGAGCAGTGACTATATATCCAGCAGAACTTTTTACAGCACTACCTTGAAATAAATCAACTGTCATACCAGCATCAATGTAGTATTTGCCTTGACCAGAGGTAGCCGGTGTAGAACCGATTGTACCTGCTGCAATCAAACCAAAACCTTTTGTGTTTGCATTTGCCATGTTGTTTTCTCTCCTTATGAACCTGCCCCTAAGGGCCTCCAGTTCGGTTTATTTTATATCGACAGTTTTTAAGAATTACTTCTTTGTACCACCGAAGGTTACACGAGTCTGTCTATCAACATTGATAGGCATCCTTTTATCTTGCTCCCTTAAAAGATCTTGATTCACAGCTTCACTTCGGTCCTCATGTTTTCTTGTCATGTATTCCTGACGCTGTTTCGCGATCTCAACGGGTACCTTTGCAAGTAGAAGGCCACCGACCCCAACCACTCCCTTGTATTTGCCTTCTTCGACAACTGGATAGTCATTTGCATTTTCGATTTCTTCGGCACGTACTAACTCATAACCTTCTCTAATACGAGACGTTATGTTTTTAGTGTCTTGAAATCCAACACTCTCTGATCTTATCCATCTATACCTGAATCCATCAGGCGCAGGGGGTGCATCTAGAGAAGATGGTGGAGCCCACACTTTTGGTCTTTCAGAATTTGACCGTGTTTGACTCGCACGAGAAGTTTTATTATCTTGTTCTTTTTCATTTGTCATATGCTTAGTTCTCCTTCGTGATTTTTAATTGTTTTGCATAGTCTTCTAGTGGCACACCTAATTTTTTAGCTATTGCTACCTGTGAAGATGTGAGTCTCACAGTTTGGCGACCAGGTTTTACGCTTCTATTAGCCGAAGCGACCGTCTGAACGGGCGTGGTCGATTGCTTTGTACCAGTATTACCAAATTTATGGCTAAAGTCAACTCTAATTCTTTTATCGACCTCAGTATAATAACCTTCTGATTGTGGATCAAACCCTTCATTTACAAGATCCTTGTGTATTTCAAAGGCTGTAAATGTCATAGGTCTATCTGTTCCAAACCAAGAATTTCTAGAAGCCCAATCTTCGGCTCTAGGATCTGGTGTGGGTAATTCAGTAGGTGTTCTTTCTGGTAGTCTACCACCATCAGAAAGCTGTACAGGTTTTTCTTGTTGTACCATCTCTCTGTTTTTTTTAACGTCATTAAGTTTTGCATTTTCAAAAGATAGTTCAGCTATCTTTTTATTTGCTTCCACTTGAGATTTTGCGTCTCCAGCTTCTATCGCCATCGCTAATTCATTCTGCGCTGCGTCTAGACCTGTTGAGATACTTGACTCAAATTTCTTAACGTATTCGGAATCAGTTTTTTCAAACCTTGTTTCCAATTCTCTTCTTTTAATTTCTACAGCTTGTGCGTAGTCAACAGCAGCTTTTTCTCTTCTTTCTGCTTCTCTCATCTTACGCGTAAGTTTAGCAATTCTAGATTGCACACCTTGACTGTAGTCTTCTAATTTTTCATCTTGTTTTTTTGATTCTTGTTTAGTTTCGATTACTGTTTCTGGTTCTGTTGAAATAGTTTCTTCAACTGTTTCAACTGTTTCTTCTGGTAAAGAAACTTCGGTCTCTGGACCTGAAGTATCTATGTCTACCATTTGTTCATCTTTTGTTATTTTATTTGCTTCTGGCATAGGTCTCCTTTTCTATGGTTAGTATTGATGCAAGATATCCTCTGGATTCTCGATTTTTGCTAGTACTTCATCGTCGTTTAATAGACGAACTTCTCCACCTTGTATTTGGATTCTTGATCCCGCATAACGCGCGAACATCACCCAATCTTGGACCTTGCACCATGGACCTTCTGGATATCGTTCTTTATCCGAGTAACATTGTGGGCCCATAGCTAGTACTAACCCACACTGAGAAGCAACTTGTTGTCTCTCTAATGTATCGTCAGTTATTACTAGTCCGCCTTTAGTTTTATCTTTCATTTTAAAAGGTAAAACTAACATACGCCAACCTGTTGGTTGAGGTAATTTTGTTTTCTCTTCGGTTGCTAGATCTTTTTCTTTTTTTGATTTCTTAACACCAATTAAATCATTGTTTGGTGTTATTATTGTTTGTGCCGATGTCGACAACGGTTCCCGTGTTTTCATTTTGCTCCTTATCATTTAGCAGGTTAGAGAGTTCCTGTCTGGTTGCCTCTAGGGCTGTTATTTGTCCTATAATATAGTTGTATTTTTCCATATTGTCAACACCTCCTGATGTGACAGCTAAAGATAATTGATCACTTCTATCTTTTATGTATCTTACAAGTTTATTCATTACTGTTTCTAATTGCATATCTACTTTCTATTTTTTTGCTATTTTATCTTTATTAGGTCCTTTTTTTATCACATAAGATTGAGTTCCGCTAGCCCCTGTTTCAACTTCTTTTTTTAAATCTTTATGTAATCGTTGCCTTGTGAGAGTTCTTTTCATCTCATAGATGTAATCAAATAATTTTCTAGTAATTCGTTCCATTGTCTCTCATTAGCAATTCCATTTTCGAAGTGATTTAGATAATCTATCTTCTCCAGTATTGTTACTTGCTTTTTGTCTTTTTCGCATACCGGTCATACGCGCGCAGAACGAAGCTCTACGTTTTGCATCTTTAGAACCTTTTTTTAATTTTGAGGGTTTAGTTGTAACTGCTGTTTTAAGTTTTGATCCAGGGTTTGCTGCTCTGTAAGATGC